CACCTGTCTGACCCAATCTCTGAGAGGGTTATTGGTCTGTGTAATATGAACCTGCTATGTACCAATCTATAGAAGAACCAATATCTCCTAAAGTCAAATCTGGACCTACGTTACTACGAGCATCGCTGGAAGCGTGTTTCCAGAACCGTATGACATTAGTATTGTTTTGTATCATAGCGGCGGATGGAGTAGTCCCACTAGAACAACTCATATAACCTAACGTAACAGTAGACCAATTAGTATTATTAGGAGCTGTAAAAGGTAATCCCGATATTTTAGGAACTCCTGACCCTCCAGAAATACTATTATGAGCAATATTAAGTCTAAACATAACTAAAGAACCAACTTTGACATAGTGTCCGCTTACGGAAGCTGCTACTGATGTTGGATTACTTGAAGTTGCTTCAAGAGACGGTGTAAACGTGCCGGTTTCATAATCTTTCAAATGATTAGCCGACCCAGTACCGCCGAGGTATATTCCACCTGATGTGTAGATGTCTTTGAAGCGAGCGCCTGACCAACCCAAATCCACATCGCCATTTCGGTATGCGCTAGAGCTTGGATTGTAAGGGTATATGCTGTTGTCTGTGTTAAAATACAATGCACTATCTGTGCTACCAACAAGAAGACCGCTATTTACAGTACCAACACTACCTACAGTTGTGCCGTCTTTTTTAAATAATGCAATATCACCATCAGATGATTTTCTATTAAGTTGCATTGCTTCTGCACCATCACGGCTTGCAGAGATTTGTCCAAAACCACCAACCTCACAACCTACAACATTATTAAATGCAGGAAATGTTTGGGTAGTCCCAAATTGAACATTCTCTGAACTATCAATCGTGAGTGCTGTGGCGTCTGCGTTATCGTCAATCCCTTTAGAGGTGAACGCACCTTGAACCGTTAAACTCGAAGCAAACGTCGTGGCATCCGCTATCTCAGCCGGTGGTACAGCCGTCATGACCGCCGGTCCTAGGTGAACAACGTAAATGTTATTCGTCCCCGTTGGAGGCGCTGACGTAAATGTAAGCGTGGTTCCCGATACAGAGTACGCGACCGTCGGGTCTTGTATAACGTTCTCTACTACGACCCTGACGTCGTTTGTTACGGTCGGCAATGACATTGTGAAAGCAGTCGTGGAACCGTTGCCACTAAAACTGTCTTTTACAGTGTTCGTATATGCTTCCGCAGGTACATTACCAAGTGTGGCCATTAGGTGATCTCCAGTATACTCATTACTACGTCAACAGAACTTGCAGTGTTCGAACTTACTTTAACACTATGTGTCGCTTCTAGCACTACTTTTTGATCTCCGCCAACAATAACTATAGAACCGCCACTTGGAACCGGGGCATCTTTAATTAGATGTGTGTCGTTCGACCCGTCGTTCACCACCGCTGTAATCAAAACCTGGGAGGCGGTAACGTTCGATACCGTCAATCCGATAACCGTTGTAGCCGTTGATGAAGGAACTGTGTAACTGCCTACCGAGGTAAGCGAAGTGCCTATAGTTCTTGAAAGTTTATTTTTAAACGTATTTGCCATTGTCTATCCTATCCAAGTGCGATCGCTAGGGCCACCGCTGTACCAGCAGGGTCTACTTCTAAATTTGTTTGTGCGGCCGCAACGGTAGAAGCACCTGTGCCTCCATCTGCAACTGCTAAATCAGTTATACCAGAAATTACGCCGCCTGTAATGTTTACTGACGACATTGCTAAATTAGCAGTGAAATCAAATACCGCGGCTCCGGAACCCGCACCATCTGTGTAAATTAGTTTTGTATCCCCGTTGGCTACTGTAACGTTGGCTCCTGATCCCTGTGAAAACACAGCCGATTGACCAGAGTTGTTGTACACCATGTATGTCTTTTGTGCATTGTTTGGTGCAATCGTTATGGTGTTCGTACCAGAAGGGGATCCTCCTAGAACCAGGACCTTATACATACCATCTGATAATGTACCATCTGTAGTTGTGAGAGTGTGCGTCGTACCAGACAAAGTAATCGTTCCAACCCCAGTAAGGATCCTGTCGATAATCTGAAGGTTAACGTTTGTTGTGTCGCCCCAAGCACCCGATTGTTCACCTGTGGCGATCAACTCAATGCCGTTTGCGCTAGTGTATGTACTCGCCATCTGTTTCTCCTATGCCGCTACGTCTGTCCAACCAGGGGACTGCGACGGTGTGATTTCGTCCCAACCGGGTGTTTGCGACGGTGTTATTCCATTCCATCCTGGTGTCTGGTTCGGGTCTATTTGGCTCCAAACAAACACAGTTCCGGTACCACCAGTTGCAGAAACGCCTGTAATTGAGACATTTGCTTCCGCGACTACAGTTACAGTACCAACATTTCCCGTACTTTCCAACCCTGTAACTGGAACATCTACACGAATACCGACTTCTACGTCGCCAATCTCGCCTGTTCCCGCCACTCCAGTAGGTAAAACAATGGAATCTGCGGCTACTACAACCGATCCAACCGCTCCTGTTCCTGCCACACCGGTAGGTATTTCAACGACACTATCGGCTAAGACCTCTACAGATCCGACACCCGTCGTTCCTACCAGTCCCGATACAGGGACATTTGCTTCCGCAGCGACTATTACAGTCCCTGTTTCACCGGTTCCAGTAGAACCCGTGACATCAACATCAGCGTTTGCGGTGACTACGACAGTCCCTAACGCACCAGTTCCGGCTACCCCTGTAGGTAGAACGAGTGCCTCCGCAATGACAACTACTGATCCGACACCGCCTGTGGCGGCAATGCCCGTAGGTAAAACAACAGCGTCAGCAGTGACGCTAACTGTGCCGACGCTTCCTGCCGCTTGTAAGCCTGTTACCCCTACATTCGCATCCGCAGATACTGTAACTGATCCGACACCACCTGTGGCGACCGTCCCCGTTACTGGGATATTAGCTTCCGCAACGATGCCAACTGAGCCAACGGCACCAGTTCCGGCTACCCCCGTGACTGTCACAGGAATAGCGGAATCCCAGGGTCCTTCAGACCATGTACCTCTGCCCCAGCCTGTGATGTCTACCATCGGAGGCTACTCCTTACGCGATGCGAATGATCGCGTTTGAAGCATCCGCTGTTGGGAATTGAATAGTAAAATCACCGTTAGTCGCCGTCTTGTCCGCACCAAATGCTAGGATAATACAAGATTCCGTAGTGTTCGATCCACCACCAGTTGTGGTGTTGTAGATCATCGCACCGTTAGCAGTGATGGATGCAGAGCTAAATGTTAGATCGTTGAAATCACAGAACGCTGTTGTTCCGCTTGTTGTCGGTGTAACGTTTGTCAACGCCGCTCCGCCCGCAGTATATCCAGTGCCCGAAGCTTCGTTCGAGGTTGAATAGTCTGTTGTTGCAGCACCTAAACTTGCACTGCTTGTAAACAGAGCTAATTTAAAAGTACTACCACCATTGGTAAAATTGTGTTGGCCTTGCAGGAGTTCCTGCTTGAAGGACGTACACATTGCTTGAGTTATCGCCATATTATAGTCTCCTTATCGCGTCAGCTAGTTCGGGGTTTCCCGAATCTTTTAGGGCATTATACACAGTTGTACGGTCGCTGCGAATAGCTTCTCTCATATAAAATGAAACAACCTTTTCCATGTGCTCTTTGTAGGCCAGTGCCTGATCTCTGATAGCAGGATGTGCACCATCTGAAACGCTGATTAGTTTAGACACACAACGCTCCGCTACTTCTTCCGGTGAAAACCCACGATTCTCAGTAGTCTGTACTGACACCATCGGTTGATCCGGCATATTGAAATCTAGTTTAAACATTACGTTTTCGGCCTTATAACTTTACCAACTCTATATTCTTGAGTGGTTTCTTTAGCTTCACCTAACATCTTCAGACCAATCATAGCTTCTCCAAAGCGTTGATTGTACTGTTGCATGACGTCAGCCTCACCCTTCATAAATATGTACGCTTCTACAAGCGAACCGTATAACAATGCTAACTCACCGTTGGTACTAATCCAAGTAGTTCCTCCGCCTGCGCCCGCTGTTATGCTAGTTGGACGATACAGGTAGTGTAGCTCAACATCAAGGTTTGCGTTAGGTGTCGGACCGACAATAAAGTTATCCACGTCAAATTGTGCGTAATACTTAGGTAACCCCTGGGTAGTGGCGTTCGGGGAATACGTCTGTACAAAAGATACGTCTTTAAATTCCACAAACGTCTTTTCATTGTTTAATGTATAGCTCAATGAAAACGGAGCTAAGAAGTCACTTGGACAGTTCAAATACGGGTTTGCTTGTGTAAGTGCAGCCGTTTGATTACGGCGAAACAAATCTAGCTGTACGTTCTTTAATATACGCTCTTCTGCCGCTCGTATAAACAAAGGGAGGTTGGTCACGAAACTCGTTTCGGAGTTTTCAGTATAGTCTTGAATAGCTTGCTTTAGCTGATCGTATGTAAAACTCATGTTATAATCACCGTTACAGTGCCTACATCTCCGTTACCACGGAGAGCATTGGGCGTTAAGGCTTCATCACCATTAAATCCAACAGGGCTCCAGCCCCATTGTATGTTTCTTTGTGCTTCCAAATCAGACTCAGGCCGAGGATCTCTAAGAGCCTGGGGGTCTGGTCCTACTTTTGGTGGGTTGAGTTGAGGTTGCTTTGGATCATATTCGTCTGGTCCCACTTTGGCACCAGTCCATTCCACCTTCATCTCATGCAAGCGGTATCGTCGGCCTGACCGATCAGATATTCCCCATGCTTTTTTACCACTAGCGTATGCCATTAGACCCTCAAATAACCACTTCCTGGTTGCAGTTTCAAAGAAACTCTGTCTTCGTCTTCATCTGCGGCGCGTTGGAACTCTTCCTCATATACAGACTTTAGGATCTGAATACGCTCTGGCGCACGTTTCATAGCAATATAGTACGCTAATCCTGCGGCCATACAAGGGAAGAACCTAAACGGTAAGTCAGAGTCATTAACTAAAGCACCTGCGTCTTCAATTCTGCGAACGTAATAGTAGATCAACTGATCAGTAGAGTTCTCTGGTACCGCCCATATATTAATTACAGGTGTAATCTGTCTATTCAACCAATACTGACTAGGTCTGCCCTGCGTTGTCTTATTCGGCAGCGTAACGTAATCACCACGACTGATACGTTCGACTTCATAATCTGTGCCGTTACGTCGTAATACTACGTCTAACAGATCAACAACGTCGGAATTTAACGTCTCTGTTGCCTGCCCTTGAGTTAGAGTTATTGTGCCAGATTTCACTGTCCACAGGTTTAAACCACGGTTAGCCCATTCAGCAAACATCAAGTTCAGAGAACGACGTGCTGTTTTGGCATCGTAGCCCGTGCGAACTTCTAGTCCACACCTCTCGTATGCTTCCTCGATTATCTCTGCGATATCGAGATTGAAGTCTCTGGTTCCTGATGTTGCCATTTAATTAACCCATCTTTGTTTTTCTAACGCCGCGCCCTGCCATTACACAGCCGCCGTTCATAAATCTTTCGCGCTCACTGCGTCTAGAGTTCTTAACTGTTTGCGGAGAAGCATTTGTTCTTGTATCATATTTTCTAGACCCTTCCTTAACCGGTCTACCTCTGCTATCTTTTTGACCTTCGTCAGTGACATAGACCTTACTGTCAATAGCTTTTAAGTCATCAATCATATGCTTTAGCTTTTTTTCTTTTAATAATAAAGACTTGCGGCTTTCTTGCCCTGTAGCTTTTCTTTTAGCTGCATTAAATCCCGCTCGAACTCCACTAGCTAACATACCTACAGGACTTGCTGTGTTTTGATCTATTTTACTGCCCAAAAACGTTTCTAATTTTGGACTAGGATCAAAGCCTACTGTGCCTTTTAATTCTTTTTGTATTCTTTTTAAAAGTGTACGAGACTTGAAGTTTTGACCTTCTCGTTTTCTATCAGGCATTACATCGCTCCTTTATATTTGCCACCGCGCCCGGCCATTACACAGCCTCCACCCATATAGCCTTTTTTAACTTTACCGCCGCTCATGTAGCCCTTCTTGACCATGCCGCCGTTTTTCTTCTTTATCACACCACGGCCAATAAGAACGTCTTTCTTAGTGATTTTACCGTCTCCACTTAAATCTTTCATAGCATAATCCTTTCGGTTATCAAAATACTCTTGCTAGTCCACCACGGCTAGCTTTCCATTTAATTCGTTTAGAAGACTTCTTCTTCTTAGCAGCAGAT